TGTGGGAGCAAGTGAATAGGGAGTAGTATCTATACCATCCCATGTTGTTAGGGAAGTAAAGACGCCTTTCCAGCGTTTACCGCTCTTACCGACCACATTGTCCAGCAAGTAGAAGGTGACTCCGTTACCCAAACCGATAGTGTATTTGTTTTCTGTTGTTTCCCACGGACGCAAGATACGGACTTCTGTACCGGTTGAATCGTATAGTTTTTGTGTCATCCCATGTTCATTATAGAACGATTCCGCATCAAAGGCACCTGCATCACAATACTTGGTTGCCTGTGAATTGTCCAGATAAAGTTCTACATCGCATTCCGCACGCATCGCTTCCGTGATACCGACTGTAGGTGCAAATCGACCGTCCTCAAAACGGAGAAGGTTGTTCCGTTTCAATTTGCCTACTGGCTTGGTTGTTTCACGGGTATTGTCAGTCGTGTCTAACAGGTAAAAATCCCATTGAGTAAGTAAACCGGAATTACCGATGGTTTCAACGGAATCGGGATTCAGTGAACCGTTCTCCCATGAACCTATGCAGTAATTGGGAGAGAGAGCGGATAACTCGGAGAAGTTATCGTCTATTGCCTGGGCTAAAGTTCCCCACGATTGTTCACTGTCTTTTGCTATATCAAATATCTTTTTCATAATATCATTCGTTTTTAATTAATGTTTCATTTGAAATTAAAGTCTCGTTATTCAGCATTGTCAAGTAACTGGAGATAACAAGGTTTATCTTTTGAGGAGATTTGACTATCTTTCCCGTAATCTCGTAAACGCCATTATCACCAGATATGGATATGTCGCTGATAGCATTGCACGACACCTCCATTAGCTTATCAGAGGTATTTGGCAACGTTACAGTGATGGTAACCATGCTATCTACAGAGATATATTCTCCGGGATTAACAGAATAGGAAATGGAAGAATAAGGTAGATTACTCTTCACTATCGGTCTGAACTCCACCATATCCGGATACAGCGTACCCAGCTTGTGCTTCTTCAACTGACGCTCTATCAAGAACTCGGACATGCTATAGGGGAAGGACATGAGAGAGTAGATAGCTCCGTTGAAGAAACGAGAATCATTATCCCGTATCGTGCCTAACCACATATCAGTGCCATCTTCTGCTGCACCAGCTGTTATAGATTGCCCGCAATAAGAGTGTTTAGATAAATAAGATATACTTCTAGTAGAAATAAAATTTAGACCAGAAGTAGCTTGACCAAAACTATAAACACTATTTTCGGCAGTTTCCACAAATGCTCCTGGATTATTCTTTGACGATATAGCTCCAATATTAGCAAATATTTCTCTATCGGTTACTACCGTATAATCCTTATACACCGGCATCCCTGTCACCTTACCGAAGTCATCTACTCCGTCAAGACAGAGAGCACCTGCGTGGGAAGGGATTTGGGTGATGGTTATAATCTCATCAGAATTGGTAAAATCCATAGCATTCAAAAATCCTACATATCCTGTTGTACCTACAAAACTTTGTGGAACTGTTTGTACACCTTCGTCCAATACTATGTTTGTAAATACGCCATCTGAATTAATATATCCATACCGTACTTTCGCTCCTTCTATACTGACTTTAAAACTAGGAATTGCAGCAGCTACAGGATTTCTAGAAACATCTTTATAGCAAACAAATCCTATATTTCCTTTGTACTTTACTCTAAATGAGTTTCTTTCTAATACTGCACTATGTGTCCACCAAGATTGCAAAAAATTCTCTTCATACTTCCCAATACCTGAATCCCCCTTCCAAGCTAGATTGTTCAACTGAATATCCCTACCATTACCTGAAAAGTCAATCAGCTTGTCGCCAAACTCTGCGTGGTTCTCGTTGGTGATTCCCTGCTTGATAGTATTACACAGTATATCAGGGTTAAGAGTTCTATCCAAGTTGAAGTAGGCTATTACCTGATGAATCCAGTCTACAGGGACGTTTTCTTTATTAAAAACAAAAGTACCATAATACGCATAACTGCTGTCTTCAAGCCCGATGGTTAACTTCGAATCAAAGGTAGTATATTGAACAGCTTGTAGCTTCTCTTTGTCTCCAAGCTCCACTATCTTTTCACCACTACTGCTAGTCCCTGCCATAAAGGTTTGACCGGAATAATCGCTTACTTGGATTCCGCCATCACCTATGATATTATACTTTCCTGTGCCTGATATGTGGGTTATTAAACTCACCACCGTAATCTCATTACTTCCTCCCAGCATCTCCTGTACGGTCTTGGTGGAAGTAATAAGGTCGTTGATTCCGTCGGTGACGAAGGCACCATAGTAAGGACTACCTTTATCTGCGTAGCCACTTCCTTCGGTGTAAGCCGCATTACTAATCACAAACGGATTGTCAGGGTCTACCAAGTTCTTGACAACAGCCCGGTCCGGATCGTCGTTGCTCTTACCGTAGCAGATGCACACAGCTTTCAAGGAGGCTAAGACTTCCGGGTCGATGTAAGGACGGTCGGACGAAGCACGAGAAGGCTTACCGATTCGGTTCAATCCGATCCGGTTAAGCCCTATTGTGTTTAATGAGACTCTATTAAGCATCATTCAGCCTCCGTTAAAACCCCACTTGTTACTTCTGTATAACTTTCGATACGAATTACCTTCGGATAAACCAAGGCGTCAAAATCGTAATCGAATATTTTCCCAGAATCACTTTGGATATATCCCGGAAGAAATACAGGGTCGAAACCTCGGCTTTCGGCTGTCCGTTCATCCATTGATTCAGTTTCGCTACCGGTTTTCTGATAGATTCTGATTTCTGATCCAGAAACACGGTCTAAATGAATGTTGAAATTACTGTTGACAACAATTTCTGATGCATAAAGATCCTGACTCGTTATTTGGGTAAATTGTAAATCTGCCATGATTGTTCCTCCTATTGGTTAAAGTTTATAATAAATCCCATCCGGCTTCGATGTCGCCCATAACAGCCGGAACACCGTTCTCGACACGTGAGATGGCGGCAGCAAAAGCGCACATGGTTGCTTTGTCGTTGATGTCCGGAACGTATGTGTTCGGGACTTGCATTTCGCTACATACACGGCTGATATATCCGGCTGTATTATTCTCGTTCTCCGGTGCCCACCGCTTGATGAAGTCGGCAATCGTCTTACAGCCGTGTCTTTTATGGTAGTTTTGCAAGGTTCGGATAAGGGCACGGTAACCCCATTTCGGTTCTTTGAACTGGAAGAATGACTTATCTTCCTGCTTTTCTCTCAATCCCTGCCATTTATCTTTAGTAATTCTTATGTTACCAAAATTGTTATTGCGAATACCACGTGGTATTATCCTACTTTTCTCCATTTATATCCTCCCGCTTTATTTCTTTTATTTAAACATACATCTGAAATTCTTCTTCCATTCACACCTGTTATCTTAGATGCTTCTTTCATGCTATTGAATCTTTTCAGTTCATTTCCATTCTTCAATAGGTAAACTCATGTTTATTTCCTCCTATAATATCAATGTTAATACTCCCAACGCCAGACCTACGCAATCACAGATGATATCCTTAATCGAGAACTCTGCTTTCTTGCAATATTTATCGTACACCTCCTTCAGGACGAAGATCACGACGGTTATAATGATTGCTGACCACAGTGGCGTATATTTCGATAGCCACATTACCAAGTTCTGGCAGACTATAATGTGAGCCATTCCGTCTATTCCGATCTTGGATAGAAGCTTGCTGGCTAAGGCACTGATTTTATTTATCTGATTCATGTATTTCCTCTTTTTCGATTATATCCTTTACATCTTCCTTGTCAACCTTAAACACCTTCTTACCAAACACGCCCAAAGCCCCGATAAGATTGATGTTAATCCCCTTTGGCTTCAGTATATTCCCGACTATCGAGCATCCCTCTATGAAGCATACCAATAAGCAGGAATACACATCTATAGGATATTCATTGTGGCTTGCCACGCTAATCATGCAGACCATGCAGACGAAAGCAAAGTAAGTGACCATCTTTCCCATAGTAGCACGGATTGCACGTGAGAATCTGACCTTTTCACCCATTAGCATACTTTTCCTGACTCCGAATAGGAGATCGCAGAGAATTACCGAACACGTGACAATCAGCCACGGGATCATGTTCTGCAATGATTCGGCAACAAATGCGGTGGCTATTGCGGCAAATCCTCCGGTAGTGGTATGTACTATTGCTTCTTTCATACGATACAAGTTAGATAAACGGTTAACAACGAAATTACCTCGATCCAGAACATCGGCTTTCTCTTTATGAAGTCGGAGATGAAATTGCCTGTCCAGTGCTCACTCATGGAGATAACCATGTACGCAATGAATCCAGCCCATAATAAAAGCCAGTACCAAGAATTACAACCTACCCATATCTGGGAGAAGATCAAAGACATGGCGGCACCGATACTATGAGGAATCTTTTGTTCTGTTCGAAAATTAGGAGACACTCCCAATACAATCATCCCGACAACCGAAAGGAATACAAGAAACCGGCTGTTTTCCGTGCTTGCTTCAAATGCTGCCGGAAGAAGCAATACACCGGAGCCGATCATGCACAAACCGAACCAGAACTTATGCATCAGGGCATAGTAGGTATCACTGATGGAATACGGGATTTCCTTCATCTTCTTTATCATCGCAAAAACATATCCGGCAATGAGGATGAACGACATTAATACTAGTAGAATCATAGCTTTATCTGTTTATAGTTTATATAATTATTCTTCTTGTGATAGAGCATTGCTGACAGCTATTCGATCAATGACACGAGTAAATAGCTGCGCATACTTTTTTAGAGATTTAGCTTGTTCAGGGGATATATCAACTTCTCCTTTCCGGTATATATCTTGAGCAAGATTAAATTCTCCAAGATCACCTGTATTTTGATAAATCGCATTTCCGAATGCTTTAGATATATCGACGGTACTCTTGTTCCCTTCGAGATCGGTTAATTCTATTTTTCTGAAATCTATTTTCATAATTATTGCATGATACGTAAATTATTTGCCCGGTTTGGATTTATTTTATCAGTATTTATTTCTGCTGTTATGAAAATCTTAAACCTGTATGGCTCAAGAGTGAAAACTGCTGAATCTTGAAACGTTACCATAATTCTTTTTGGATATCCGGATGTATTCATAATAGTTAGCATCTTGCGTTGTGGAGAGTCACAAACATATAGTACATAATTCCCTGTTCCACCTAGAGATATACAATCAATTGGCTGACCTGATTCTGCATATTTATGATATGTAGTGTCTGTTCCATAGTTATATATATGTGCAAAGAAATCACTAGTCGAAGATGATTCAAAAGAGAGATGAGTCATCGTTCGATGTCCAAATTCGCCACGACACCATAGGTCAGAAGTTAGAAAACGATAACTTCTTTCGGTTCCGTCCTCTTCCTTATAAATACCTTGATGTTGTATATCTCCCTCAAAGTACATTTTCCCCTCACTTGCACTAAAACCTATTGCACATTTTTCTACCTCTTTTTCGTTTTCAATCTCAACTCCTACAAGTCTTTTAAAAGAGCCTGTTGCACCTTTAAGATGTGTTACTTCAAGAGTTTCAACATCAATAAACTTTGTCTTTATCTTGCCAGCCTCGATAAATGTCTCTCCGCCTACTGTTATTCCACCGGTTTCAGGTAGGGCTATTTGACCTCCTTTTGTCAATTCAACGGTTGTTACATTATGCTTGATAGCTCCCCCCGTAATCATCCAACCCTCTGTTTTCTCAAGGTTCCCCACGAATATCCCAGAAGTTCCTAATACATCAATCGTCGCATTTTGCGCAAGAAGGACGTTTGTTGCTATGTTCTCGAACTCGCTGAACTCTTCCCACTTTGTTGAGTCAAAAGAGGAAGTAGACGTATGCGTGATCTTACAAAGTTTGTTCTGACCGTCATATATTACTGTATCTATGAATGTCTCATTGTTATAATACTCGGTATTGGCTTTCCATACTCCACGGGGACGGAGCATTGCACCGGGTAACCCTGTATCTCCTTTGTCTCCTTTATCACCTTTGTCACCCTTATCACCTTTAATTTTACTCCACTTATATTTTGAAAATACAGTGCTGTCTGCCTCTGTAAAATCCACATATTGACCGATCCATGCTCCGGGAGTCTCACCGTTGTTAGCTGTGAAGCTACTACCATCGTCAGAATATTTAATATGGAGATAGCTGGTTTGCCCGTTCTCTCCATCTATACCGGGTATACCCTGCTCGCCTCTTTCTCCTTGTGCACCCTTAAATCTGGACCATGTATATGATGTATATGAAGTCGGAGCCGTAGGGCTTGTAGTAACAGCGGTACCGATATAAGTATTGGGAGTATCTGTCATCGGATCACCGTTAGAGTTTGCCGAGTACTTGACATGAAAATATGAAGAAGTACCCGGAATGCCCTGTGAACCCGTAGGACCACGTTCTCCCTGCGGTCCTTGAGGGCCTTCAGGACCGACTGGGCCTTGTACTCCCTGCTCTCCTTTAGAAATAACCTTCAACCAGTCAGTAGAAGAATCTGACGGCTCCTGCGTAGTCGTAGATTCAATGCAAATCCATGTGCTTCCGTTGTGGGCTACTTCGTCATAATACCAATACGTCCCCGCTTTCCATTCACCTTTGAAAGCCGGAACCGGTACTTCCGTCACACCATCGTTAGAAATCTGTTTGATCGTACCGGTCATGTAGATTCTGTTAAGATAAGCACTATGTCCGGTCATATCCATTCCAAACAGTTTCAGGTTAGACAGGTCCCCCAACTGCATGGCAATCATATCCTTTGTGATCTCCCAGTTGTTTACACCTTTAAGGAAACGGATATAATTCTGCGTGGAATAGCTGGACTTCTGGCGTTCTGCATTGGTGAAGCTACCGTAACAAACAAAGTGCATAGCCTTTTGAGGATGGTAAGTATATCCGCTACGGAGAACGTATTTAAAAGAACCATTATCCTGCTTTTCTGTGATCCGGAAATAGGTCGTCTGAAAGCCTGTGTCATTGTTAAAATTAGCCTTGCAAATATCATCCACTTCAACAGCTGCAATCTCGCCCGGTTCCAATTTCAGGTAAACGATGCTGTTCTCTTCGTCCACTGATTCGATTATACCGCCTCCGGGTGCGTTCCATTCCTCACCTGTTATAACTGATACCCGGTTAT